ATCTGCTCAGGCTTTGCGTACTCGTTAATAAATAACTCATGCGCTTCGATTAGTTCGTTACGTTGACCTAATTTACCCTCTGTTTGGATTTTAAAAAGAACACCAGGTACGTTATGTCCAGTTAGAATTTTCTGTAAGTTTCGTTTGCTTATTTCTTGGTATTGTTTGTCTAAATCCGATACGTTAACGGAAGTAATTTCAGCACCTTTACCGTCTTTTGGTGCAAAGGATACTAATACCTTACCAGCTTGATTAGAACCCGTTGAGGCCTCTAATAAACGGTCATTAATGGATTCCTTTTCTTGTTCTGTTGGTTCGCCTGAGAATATTGTTATAATATGTCCAGCACTAAAACCATTCTTTATAAGTGAATTACCGAACTGTGATATTTCGATATCCGTGTCGATGTCTAAAATACATGAAAGGTATTCAGGATTAGGATACGCTGATTGTATACTATCTACCTTCGGAGAATACGACCTATAAATATAAATAAACTCCCCTACTTGTTTAGTGCCTATTTTAGCAAAGTCAAATAATTGATATTCGATTGAGTCGGTGTGATACTTGGACCAATCTTCGGAGTATTTAACCGAACATAAATCATCGCACACTCTTAACCGTCCCATATCTATATGCTCAAAGTATAAAGGAACTCCAAGCATGTTAGTAGTTACTTTAACTGAATAACCATTGTAAATAGTTTGGTCCTTTTTTAATTTTTTAGATAATTCAAACCAACTTTCATAAGGATTAGCCTTACTTAAGAACGCTTTAACTTCGTTAGTATCAACGCTTGGTACGATTTCAGTACCGACAACATAGCGCGTCTTGCCATTAATAATACCGCCATGTTCCGCGTGATTCTCATATAAATAAAGTAAGTAAGAGGGATAATCATTTTTCTTACCCCATGAGATAATACCTTTTGACTTGTTTAAATAATTCTCAGGGGCTTGTTGTGCCTTGAGATTAACTAAATATATATTGTCGGATAATTTTTTAAGCTCCTTCATAAATTACATCTGTAAGCGAAGCACCGTTGTATTCAGTTGTAGTGCTTGGTGATGAATTAAATACTATACACTTTCCATTCTCTAACTTATTAAGTCCTGACGGATTTAAATTAGTAGTACTTGTTTGTTCGTAAACGCTATAATCATATTCTCCAACAGATAGGCTTATTTGCCCTATAAGATTATTAGGAGATGTCATAACTTGAATGCTAAATAAATCAAATCTCCCTTTATGTGTCGAAAGATTAGCAGAAATGCAGTAATATTTAGATTGAGATTCGTTATTGATAAACTCAAATAAGAACTTTGGATTAGTTAAAGTAACCTTTTCAGTTAAAGTTAAATAAACGTTTTGAGTTGTATTTGTAGTTAATTTAATCACTATTTATAAATACCATTAAATTTTATTTTGGCATAAATAAAAAAAGCCCCACTATTTGTGAGGCTCTTCTTTCCCAACGAGGGATATATATTAGGCGGCAGGTGACAATAAAGCAGCGATGATACCTGAACTTACTCCATAGATAGGCTCAGATTCTTTGCCTTCAAAATGAAGTTTTTGTCCACGGAAATCACCAAGTGCAGTACCACTTTCTTTAGAAGCAGTTAATAAGTCCATACCACGACCGTATCCGAACATCCAGTATGAACCGGTTTCATCTTCTACAATCATCATTAAGGTATTTTGACTTACTAACTTAAGCTCTTGAATTAAAGCAGTTGTTAGCCCTTTTACGGTAAAGTCGATTACAGGGGTGTAAACGATAGTACCGTTTGCAAGAGTTTGAGCCATGTTATCGGTAAACATTCCCATCTCTTTATCCAATAGGTATTCTTTGAACTCTTTTGTAGTTACCATACCTAAGGTAGTTATTACACCGGAAGCAATTACGGTAGTGGTTTTGTTTACGTTAGCGTACTCTGTTATAAGTACTCGACGTATTCCACCAGCACCACCCTTACAACCTACGTAAGAATAATCAGATGTTAAAGCGCAAGGCATATTTTTTTTTGTTTAAAATAAGGGGGAATTACACCCCCTTGTTATTATCCTAAATAAAGTACGTTAGCAGATTGGTGAGTAACGTGAGCAAATTCAGTGAATGCTACGTTATAACCCCAAGTTTTGCTGAAGTTAGATACTGGCATAACTTTCATCATAGTGATGTCAGAAGTTGTGTCAGTACACCAGTGAAGGTCAGAAGGCTTAGCAATTACTACACAGTTCTCAGGAAGTGGAACAAATTTAATAACTAAACCAGCATAGTAATATTCTCCACCTTGAACGTCAAATACTTTTATAAAGTTAGTTGCAGTTAAGTTAGATAAGTTAATTAATTGCTTGTGAGATTTAGGAGCGTAGATTACAGGTTGCTCTCCACTTGCTAAGTTAACAGCAGGGATAGCAGCGTAAGCTTTTGCGTATTCAGTAGCGATGTTAGAAGAACTTATAGTAGTACCAGCAACTTTAACACGTCCACCCAATGCACCAGCGTTATAAATCATACGAGTTACAACACCATCAAATTGAGAAGCAGTTAAAGAAGCAACGTAAGTTTGTTCAGCAGCACCTACAGAAGCTTGACCAGTTCCGGGAGTTAAAGCAGCAACAGCAGTCTTAGTAGCAGTTTTAGCAGCATTCCAGAATTTAGATTCAGCATCAGCAGAAACTTTACCAGCGATTAGGTCATCAAGAACCACACGCATAAATTCGTCACTTACATCATTCCATATACCTTTTTTCATGGAAGTTTTGTAACGTCCAGAAACAACAGCAGAAGGGATGAATTCATCGTAATACTCAACCTTTACAGGGATGATTTGAGTATCAGTTAAAGTGATAGCACCCGAAGCTGAAGGAGAACCAGCAGTCCAAGCTTGTTGAGTTACAGTAACAGCAGCGTCACTGAAGATTGTGTCGTATTTTACGTCATCTTGGAAGGTTACTAAACCTTTGTCCAAAGTGTCGTTAGAGAAATACAGCTCTTTGAAAATTTCGGGAGTAGCTTTACCACGAAATTCTACAGCGGTGTAAGATATAGCCATGATTTTTTATTTTTTATTTTTTGTTTTTGTTTCTTTATTATCGTTACTAACAAATGTATGAGCGTACTCAGGTTTTGTCATTAAGTATTCGCACATTGAATCCGTTAGCATATCCTCAGTTATAACACCCGATTGGATACCATAAGGGAATATACCTACAACTTGTTTATTGATATACAAGCCATTTTCGTACACCTCTACGGTTACGGGTTTAACTGAATCTGAAAATTTATATTTACTCATAAACCTTTTAACAATTCGTTACGACGTTTTTGTTCAGCTAAGTGCTTTTCAAAAGAACGTAATTCACGATTTGGTTCTTGTTTAGACATTTGAATAGGAGTTTCAAGTAAACTTTGTACCGAACTCATAACAACTTTTTGTTGTTCAATAAATTCAGCGTTAAGCTTAGTTAAATCTTCAACTTGCTTTTGTAATTGGTTAACTTGACTTTCAAGCTGAGCCATTTTAGGTTCAACTGGAGCAGGTTCTTTAGCGGGTTCTTCAGAAGGTACTTCTTCTTCTTTAACAGTGATTTTAGATACTTTAGAATCTACAACTGAAACAACTGTACCATCTTCCATAGTGTAATCACCATTAGGAACAGGACCTTGATTTCCAGCTTCATCAACCATTAATAAGTTAGCACCTTCAGAAATAACGTCACCTTCGAACATGATTTTTTTACCATCACTGGTCATAGCCTCACCCAATTTAACAGGCTCCGCTACCGGCTGAGAGGTCAACTTTACGATGAACTCTTTTACCTTTTCGATTAATTGACTTTTTTCCATATATTTTTAAATACCATTAAGTTAATTTTTGGTGCTATTTAACACCTCATCAATCATTTGCTCGATTTCGTTATCGGATAAACTGTCATCTATTTTAAACTCAAATAAGCCATCAATAGACCATCCGTTTAACTTCTCTTCTTTGATTAATTGCCATACGTCTTGATTATCGACTTTGGCACCTACGAACCATGTACCTATGGGTAGTGTTTCAAATGCTTTAACATTATCTACGGTGTGTTCGTTAGTTACAAAGGATTGGTAGATTTGAACTCCGCTTAATTTAATTCCGTCATGATTTAAATCAATAGAGTTTAACAAATTATCCTTTGCAAACTTAAGAGCGATTTGTTCGATAGTTTCTTTATCAAACATTAAATAAAACTCACGTCCGTTATGATTCCTGTAAATTGGTAGGTCAGGAATTAAGGCCGGAGCGAATACTATTTGTTGCTCTTCGTTTTGTATAGCCATTTTAATAGGCTTTTCATCGTTGAATTTAACCCAATTAACCATGATGGCAGGGGATTCAACAGCGGACATGAATTTAAGTCCTTGGTTATCATCCGTTAGGATAGCTTTTACTATTGGTAGTTCTTTCATACTTTTGATTGTGTTTTTACTCGGTTAACATCTCTTTGTGTATTTGTTATATCTGATTCGAGGACGTATACTCTGGTATCTAATCTTCCAGTCGTTTGTCCTTGTTCATTTAAGAATGTACCCTGTTCAGTTCGGGTTTGTGGCATTTGTGGTGTTCCTGTTGGTGCTTGTCCGCCAGCTCCACCCATGTTAGGTGCTTCAGGTGCTTGAGGTGCGCCACCTTGAAACCTTGTCCGTTCAATGGTTGATATTTGAGCAGCAGTTGAAGCTATTGCAGCAGCTATCTGTATTGCCATTACCGTTCCGGATGGGTCTACTTTATTTGCAGGAGAAGCTAATATCGAAGTAACAGCCATAGCTCCGTTAATAACAGCGTTTGCTATTTGAAAGGCTTTATTTACTTCAAATTGTTCTTTTAAAATCTTCTCCTCTTCGGCTGAGCCTTTTTTAGCGTTATTTAATTTAGTGTTATAGAATACCGTTGATAAGTCGGTTAAACCTTTATTAACTAATGCGCTTGTAGCTAAATTGTCTTGTGTTTCTTTAAATCTACGTTCACGTTCTTTTTTAGCAAAATCTTCTCTTAATTTATCTATTGACTGTTCAGCACGCTTTTTAATTAATAGCTTTTCGCCTTCGGACTTTTCAGTTAATTGTGTTTCTCTAAATAATTTAAATTGTATTGCTTCTATTTCAGCATCTAATCGGGCCTGAGTATCTTCTTGAGTTTGTAGTATTCTTAATTCGTTATAATTAGCTTCCTCATTTAAAGCATCTTGATTGGCTTTTTGAAGTGCTGCAATTCTATCCTGTTCAGCCTTTTCATTTGCTAACCTTAATTCCTCTTGTTTTTTTAATTGATTTTCTTTTTCTTTATCATCAAACTGTTTATTTATAGATTCCTGTTGAAGCCTATAATCAATATCTAATTGAGCTAAAGCTTCGTTTTTTACTTTTTTACTTGCTTTGGATTTGTTAATATCCTCTACTTGAGCTTCGTTCTGTATTCTTAATGTTTCTAATGCTTTTTGACGTTCGTCAGTAATTGAATCTAAATAATCCTTATTTTTTAAAGCCTTAGTTTTATTTATTAAATCCTGATTAGCTTGTAATTGCTCTTGATACGCTTGTTTATATTTATCGGTTAGTTCTTTTAATCGTGCTGCTTCTGCATCTTCGGATTCTTTTCTATATTTAAATTCTTTAGATAAATTTTCTTGTAATCTTTGAGCTTTTTGAGCGTCGATATCAGCTTTTATATTTATTAATTGAAGTTGTAAATCCTTGAATTGTTTAGCCTCTTCATCGTTAAGTACTTTTTTCTTTTTAGAAAGTTCTTTTACTTTTTTGATTGCTTCTTCATTGCCTGGGTGGAAAGGCTGCATATACGCGTCAGACTCTAACAGGGCGCGCATTTCATTCGTGACGCTTTCAACGGTTTCGTTGTTGCGGAAGGACGGTGCGGCAAAGGTGTCCCCGCCTTCGTACTTCTTATGGACGCTAGCCCCCCATGCTGCGGCCAAAGCCAGCATTTCATTGGGCAGCCCTTCCAGGTAAGGTTTCAGGTTCTCGGGGGTGTGCTGCTTGATGAACTCACGCCCGAATCCCTCGGCCTTGTTGCGGTCTTTGCCAAAGGATTTGTCGAAGACTTCTTCAAACCCTTTGTCCAGCGCCTCTTGAGCCGCTTTCTGCTCTTGCCAAGTTTTTTCGATTTGGCCAATGGTCATGGCTTCGTACTCGGCGGCAAACTTCTCGAACGCCTTCTTGGGCAAGCCGGATTTGTGGGCCAGTTCCTTAACGGTTTTGATGTTCTCTTCGTCGCGGAATGACTTCAGATGCTCGGTCAATTCGGCTTTATCTTCGCCCAGTTCTGGCAGTTTCAGGTCATAGTCGTCTGCGCTTTTGGGGCGAACGCCTTCCAAAAACTTGTCCCAATCTTCATCAGAGGCGTCTTCGCCTGGGATGCCGGGGGCTTTTTTACCAATTAGCTGTTGGGCGTTGTCGAACTGCTTAATTAGCTCAGAGCCGGGGTCTTCAGCCTTCAAGATGTTCTTAAAGTATTCTTT